CTCTATTTCTTCTACTGCACCTCTGTTTAACTGCGATGCTGTAACAAATAATAAGTCTCTTTCTACTGCTAAGTTACGCAACTCCTCAGATACATATTTGTCTTTAATAAACAAATCACTACCACTTACTTTTGCACTGATAGGCATCATCAAATCCAAGTAATCAACTAATAAACAATCTACTTTTTCGCCACATTGTATTTCATATTCTCGCAAAAATACTCTCATATCATTTGCGTTTACACCATTAGGCATTTGTTTTACTCTCAGTCTGCCGGCACCTTTGGCTTTCATACGCACTTTTAAGTCAACATCTTCCATGTTTTTCATAACTTCTTTTGTGCCATATCCAGATACCATACTATCAAGTCGCATACTAATTAACTGCTCACTTAACTCTAAACTGATATATACAACATTAAATCCTGCTAATGCCCAATTAACTGCAAAATTTTGTAAAAATAAACTTTTACCTGCACCACTACCACCAGCAAAAATAGTCATTTCGCCTCTGTTTAGTCCGCCATACAATTTATGATCTATTGCTTTCCAACCTGTGCTAACTGCACCAGATTGATCTTTTATCCATTGTAGCCTTTCTTTAGGATTTTCAAAGTAATCTAGTCCTAAATCTTTTACAAGTCCCACCTGACTTGCGTCTTTAATTTTATTTTCTACAACACCATATTCCTGTTTTTCCAACAAGTCTGTGCTTTCTATAATTGCTTTTTCTAATGCTTTGTGTCTACAAAATATTTCAAACTCTTTTAAAAACCATTCATGATGATCAGCAGTAACATTAGGAATTGTTTCTAAATCAATACCAGATGCCGCACTTACTTGCTCAGGCGTAGGAATACTGTTAAAGTCAGTTGAATGGCTTTGAAATAGTTTTACTATAGGCCTATATTTCATATTAAAATATTCAGGCCTTACAATGTTTTGGCATCTTGCAAACAGATCATTATCGCTCAGCAAGAATCTTAAAAACAGTTCTTGTGTTTCTTCATTGTAGTTTTGTAAATCACTCATAATTTTTTATCTCATTTAATATATATCTTGCGAACAACTGATGTCCTACTTCGTTTGGATGGCCATCATCTGCACTTTCCTCATGTCCTACAGCAATATGTGAGACAGGTAATAAAAAATTTGATATATCTATATTATATGCAAGTTTTTTTATATTGTCAAACTTATCTAACCAGGTTTCATGCTGTAAGTAATGACTGATTAGTGTTGTTTTGCTTTGTCCTGTGTAATAAACATTTTTAAATCCTTTGTTTTTACAAAAGTTTTGAAATGCTAAAATTTGTAATATTAAATCTGTAATAATACTGACATTATTATTTACCAGAACACAATTATTTTTAAATGTGTTGTAAGCAGTTTTTTTATCTAAAAAGTTATTATTAATATTTCTAGGCGCCTTATCGTCTATACAAGGATTATCTACAACATGTCCTATCCAACATTGTAAATCCTCATCATAATATTCCTGTCTTTCCATATTGGCAAATTGTATAACTACCGCCCAATTTTCTGGATCATTTATCTTTTCTAAATATTCCATACTACGTCTTATAATTCTGTGATTGCTGGAACCTCTGTATGCTTCTGATACAACCTCTTCAAAGTTTTCTTTTAAAAGCATTGGCCATGCCCAATCAGGAGATATGTCAGACTTTCCGTTTTTTATAATAAAGTTTTTATGCCCATGACTAAAACTGCAACCATTTACATATAATTTCATAACATTTTTGCCTTTACTTCTATTTTAAGTTTATTATTTGTAGCATGTTTTATAATACTACTTACAGTTGCTAGTCTACCATACCGTTGTACTGCATCTGCGGCATCTTTACAATCCACATGCCAAGGCGGGAAACTTACTTCCCACCCTAGTTCAGCGGCCTGCAACATTAATTCTATACCTGCTTCATCTCTGTCAGGACAAACAATAATTCTTTTGCCCAATTTTTCTATCAGATGCGCCTGTTCAGGGCCTACACTATTACCTTGTATTGCAATACCATCTATTAGTATTGCATCAAATACACCCTCAGTTACAATAACAATCTGTCTTTTACTGTCTGCAAATCTGTCTATGTTAAAAACATATCCTGGTTGCATTTTATGTAAGTATTTAGGCGTCTGTTTGTCAGGAGGGCTGATATGCCTTCCTGTCCACCCTACAACATCATTGTTATAGGTAAAGGGGACTACTAATCTCTGCTTGTATAACTTTTCATCAAAGTATAGCAGTGGATATAGACCAAGTAGTCCTCTTTGTTTTGCATATTCTTTTACAGCATGATCATCTGGCAAGTCATCTACTGCCATTGCTGATTCAGGAATTTGTTCTGTGTTAAATTTTTGTAAGTTGTAAACATAATCTGAAGTACTCTCTGTTTCTAACTCTTCAGAGTATTTCATAAGTTCTATTGTAACTTTATGTATATCTTGTGTATCTGCACCTAGTGTTGTTGCTAATTGTTTATATTTTTTACCTAGTGTAGGATTAGGTTCCCAGCCTGTTGTAAATCCACAATTAAAACAATTATAAGATATTTTTGCACCTGTAGTAATTAATCCACCACGTTTCCTTTTGTCAGTACACATAGGACAATCCATAGTGTTCCAACCACTAGGCGTTTTACTAGTTCTTATTGGGAGATTATCCAAAAGGAGACGATGCACCTTTTCTACTAAAAAGTCTATATCCATGCATCTATTATACAGGATAAATTAGTAAAAGTCAATTAGTTTCTTAATTGCACTAAAGATATATTTCCAGCAGATGCTTCGCTTAATACTCTAATATAATTAGCATTTACTTGAAATGTATTGTGATATATAGTAGAGTTTGCTGTTAAACTAACACTACTTACATCAAACCAATCACTACTATTATTAGCAGTACTAGGAGTATTTTCTACGCAACTTGCTTGTACTTTTAAATTTCCAGTATATGTATCTGGATGAATTGCAATACTATGCAAACAATGAGAAAAGTTTCTTGCTTGATTTCCTTTAAATGCAGACGTTACAAAAACATTTGACTCGTCTCCATTATTAGTATTTGTAACTTGCATAAACTGACTTACATTTGCAGTTTGTGTTTCAATAGGCGTTCTTTTAGTTTGATCTTTTATCTCAATACCAAAAACTAAATTATTGTTTTGGTCTGCGTAAACTGGATACTCTACACTTTCTGAAGTTTCTCTGGAAATGTATAATTGATATAAGCCTTCATCAACATTTGTCAGATCACCTTCTGCAATATTTAATTTTACTTGCCCAGTACTTCCAGTATGCTCTAGTACTCTGGAAAATATTCTTTCACCTGTTGCAGGTCTAAAAAGTGTACCTCTGATTATTTCAGAATTTACATTTTGTAATTTTCTATCTTTATTCCTAATGCTAAAATATAGTTCATTAGACAATCCTTTATGTGCTGTTAGTCTTTTATTGTTCATAGGTCTGTTATCCACATATAAACCATCCGAGCCGATCACAAGATCAACTACCTCGTCGTATAGATATAATTTGTGATTTCCGTAACTCATATAGTTTTTAACTCTTTATATTGTAGTATTTATCATTATGAAACATAAATAAAGTTGTGGAGAAAGAAGAACTTATATCAGAGGCACAAGAACGTTATCCATTCCTTACAGGTATCACTTATGGTGGTAATGAATATGTAGGAATTGTAGTTAATCACGACAATGCAATTTGCACATTTTACGACATTAGTAAAATGCCTAGTATTGAAATAAAAAGAAAGTTTTTAGATTATGGCGATATGTGGTGGTGGGAAAGTAATAGACAACTGCCTATAGATATATTTCTCAACCATGAAATGAAAGAATTTATTCCATTCTTATCTACGTTTGTAATGAAAGATGTAGAAGTTTTATTTGGACCTATGACGTCTTTACAGAATTTAATTAGAAAAAGAATTAAAAGACGTGGAGTTCAATTAGTTCGTAAAACTGACTAACCCTCACAAATAAGATTTAATTGCACAATAATTGCAAGAGCATAGCCATAACTATGACTTTTCTTAAAGAAGTAGGAATCATCATTAGGCTTTACCCAAACATCTGCTTCTATTTCTTTCCAACTCTTACCAATTAAATGTCTTTTACCAGGCCTAATTATTGCAAGTATCATAGCCAACTGCTCTAAACTAGTAGGCGGATGTTGTTTTACAATATCATAATGATTACTAATATGGAATAACTGCTCTACAACTTCTTTGTGTTCTAATAGTTCCCACATAGGCTCTGTTGCAATTAGTTTATCTAAATGTGTTTCGTCCTTGATGCCTGAATATACATGATTGTTTAAAAAGTCAACTTTAAACCAACCCTCTTGTTCTGCTTGTTTATGATCTATTGTGCTATATCCCTGTAAGGGAAATTTAGGAACATTTTGAAAGTAGACACCAGTATTGTGTTTAGTAAAATTACCTTCCTTTTCAATACTTGCAGGAGTATGACTAACTAAATCCAGAAACTCATCTCTGTTAGCCATATCTATATCTACATCAAAATCAAACTTCATTATTCTTCCTTAACAAAAATACCATCTACCATACGACCTTTTCTGTCTTTTATATCATCGTATGCTACTTGCAAACATTCCTCTAATGTTGTGCCTTCCCTTTCAGCGATGTTTATTAATATAACAAGACAATCTCCAATATCATCTTTTACATCTTCTCCTTTACATACACTATCTGAAAGTTCTCCAACCTCTTGTAC